CTAAATATAAACTATAGACCATCATTCCTTCATTGAAATGCACGATTGCCTCGCCTTTTCCTCCATTGAGACTGATTTTCAGAGGAGGGGTGTTTCTGTCAAGCGTATATCTATCATAGTAATCATCAATAATGGGCGTAAGCTCATTCGATATACCATCGCTGAAAGTATTGCCTTTAACAGTCACGGACTCAACCCCATCAGGGAAGTTCTCTTTTACGATATTGGCGTTCCTTTCCATGATATCCTTCCGGCTGTTGTATTCTTGTATCCTAAGTTTGGAGTTAGATATAGAGTCACGCATGGAAGACTTACTGTTAAGATCGCTCCTCTTGGAGTTTTGCAGTTTCTTTAACTTGTTCTGTGCCACAAACAGTAGTTGGGCGGTCTTATCTCCGGATAACGTCGCCGCCATCTCACTAAAGGTCATTCCAGACGGATCACTATCGTCTTGCTCCTCCATGACACGAGACGATATATCGCCTTTCATCATTTGGTTGATGAAGTTTTGTTTTATACGAAGCCTGTCATAGGCGGTAGCGTCAAGGGTACCTTTAACGCCATATGTGACGATGTTCACCGGTTTATCCCATGTGGCGTATAAGTTTCCTTGTCGTAAGATACGACCGTTGCGTTGCTCAAAAT